AGGTAAAGGCCTCGATGTCGGGCGGGGGCTCGTCGGTCAGAAGCACCATGTCGTTTGACCTGACGACCTGGCTGTTGACCATACCCGGGTAGACGTTGAACTTGTAGGCCTCACCGACTTGGCGCAGATTGTAGGTCTCGAGGGGGCATGGCTCTTCAGTCCCGTATCCGATCAGAGGCCAAGCACCCCAGGGCTTCTCGATGTTGAGATTCGTCCCCTGGCTGGAGGACGTGAAGGTGTAGCCAGAGCCAGGTTGTACGCTCATGTCTTAGATATTGACGTAAACGTCTAGCGGCCAGCCTTCCTTCGAGTAGCGGATTTCGTACATGACTTTGAAGAGCGAGCCGTATTCCTCGACATTGATTTGAGAAAGGAGATTCTGGTTGCCGTAGATGCCCTGGCCGGTCGGGCCCCATGAAGGGATCAGAGGGAAAGACCCGCCCCAAGAATTGCTGTCCGTAGCGGTGCCGAGGAGCAGATAAAGGGCCTGCACGAAAGAGGCATTGTTGTAATAGCAGACGCCCGAATAAGTAGTCGTGCGGGCGAGGTACTGCGTTTTGCCGTAGATGTCGGGATAATCCGGGTCGACGAAGCCGATGAAGCGACCACCCTGCCCGGTCTCAAAGCAGGCGCCGTAGTTGCCTTCGCAAGATGGGACCACGACGGGCTTGCCAGTCGTTGCGCTGATGACCGTCACGGGAGGCCCGAGGGTCGAGTCGTTGTAAGCGCCGCCAAAGTCCGCCGGCAGGCCAGCTAGGGCGGTGCCGCCGTAGCCAGTCGCCGCGGTAAAGAAGTTCGGGTGAGTCGTGATGTTCTCGGCGGTCAGTCCGTTGGCCGCGGAGGTGTTCGGGTTGGTCCGGGTGCCACCGTTGACCGTCGGGTCGATGCCGACGTAATCCACCTTGACGGTCTGATACTGGAGATTGTCGAAAGAGATGCTGGCCTTATGCGCCTTGAGGTAAGTGTAGCCGGCCTGACCGAACGCCGTACCGCGGGCGGTGAGCGATGCGGCGCTGGCGGCCCAGTCGAGTTTGTAGGTGGCAGAGGCCGTGACGAGACCGAAGCCGTCCGTGACGACGGTCCAGCCTGGCTGGATCTTGTCGGTCGTGAGATTGTTGCCTGTAGCGACGATGGTCATGGTGAATTAGGAAAGGCCTGCCTTCTGCATGGTGAGCGGGACGCGTTCGGTGAAGGGGGCGGGGACGGTGCCGTTGCGGTTCAGGATGAACTGCTCCTGAAGGATGATTTTGATTTCCTCCATCAGCTCGTTTTGGCGGGTCATCTTTTCCATGACCGGGTTTGCGCCTACGCCGACAACGGTGCCGAAGCCCTCGGGGCCCTTGAATGAGCCGGCCTTGAGTTTGTTCTCTTCGCCAGCAAAAATATGGGCGTACTTCTTGCCCTCTTCCGAATTAAGAAACTCTTGAAGGGCCATGTCCTGGTATTCCTTCTGCATGGCAAGCTGCTTAGGGCTAGGTGCTACGCCTTCGCCCCTAGTGTTAGCGGCGGTTTCCTCTTCGATTTTCTGCATTACTTCCCGACCCCTGACGGTTTCAGTGAAGAACTTTTCGGTCATCAGTTCGCGGCCTTCCTTTACTTTCTTTTCTTCCTCTTCGGTTGCGGCCTTTAACTTCAGGAATCGAGCCATCTTAGCTTCGTCAGTAGAGGCAAAAACGCTCTCGCCCTTGGCGATTAGGTCGAGGCCGTCTTTGGCGTCTTGCTTGGCCTTTTCGATGGCGCTGGAGATGGCGCCGATCAGCGACTGAAGGATGACCATCGGGGCGGTGAAGCCGAGGAAGATATCCTTGAATGAACTGCCGAACTTTTTGCCGATGTCGCCCAGCTGCTTGTCAAAATTACTGGCCGCCGAAGAGGCCTTGCCCATAGCCTGGGGGACGTCGGAGGTCGTCTTGATGTTTACGGTGAGGTCTTGAGACATGGTCTGTATCCTTTAACCTGCTGGATTGGCAACGGAGCCCTCGGCCTCGCGCTTCAGTTCGGACTCGATGTAGGCCTCTTCCTCGGGGGACATGATCGCCACGTCGACGCCCTTGCGCATGGCGAAGGCCGCGTTCAGCCAGATGGCCTGACACTCCGGCATTTCCCACGCCCTCTTTTCCTCGATGCCGTTGGCGATGAGGTTGCTCAGGACCATAAGCGGCCACGGTGCCTTACTGCTCCCGCCCGTCTTCTTTTCAGTTTGGTCCCAGAACTTCGGCCAGTGGTCGACTAGTATGTAGCCGGCAAAGGCCTTGAGCATCAGTTCGAACTTGGCGGGGTTGTCGTTCATCCGCCCGATCCGCAGCTTGTCGACCCAGCTGACTCCGCCCAGGGGTTCTTCGGCGCACACTTGGCAGGCGAAGATAAGGTCGGCTGGCGTCACGCCGCGAGAGCCTGTGACCAGAGGGGAGTCGAAGGCCATCAGACGCACCCGGTACTTGAGGCACCACGGGTAAAGCGTACGCCCAAGGAACTTGAACGGCCCTGGGTCTATCTGGCTATCAAGGAAGCGGCGGTCCACCCCTTCAGATTACCCCCTCAACAGGGGAGTCAATCAGTAGGTAATCTCTTCAAAGGACTCGGCAGTCAGAGAGACCGTAACGAATCCCTTACTAGATCCACGGTCGTCTACTTTTGTCACCACTCCTGAGAAGCTGAGCGAAGCCGCGCCAGCCGGATAGGCCGAGGCGGTCTTGACCGTGAAAGAAAGAGTCGCGCCGAGGACAGGAATATTCGTGGCCTTTGCCACGCCCTCGACGGTAATCTCAGAGCGGCGGTCGTCATAACGAGCCGTGATGGTGCGGCCAGTCTCATCGACCACCATGCCGGTGTTATTGAAGCCAGAGGAGATTGTGTAGGACTGCACGAAAAGCGAGGCCTGCTGGCCCGAGCCAATTCCATAGAGGCAAACAGTTCCGGTATTTACAGCGGCGCACATCTTAAACCTGCTCCAATTGGCAACCCTTACGCGGGCGGCAGAACGGTAAGGACGTCATAGGCAAAAGAGGTCGCCCAGGAGCGCTCGTCGATGCCCTCGTCTTCGGACCTAGGGCTGACGTCATAGCAGGTCGCGTCGCCGGTGGCCGCAAAGGCCGCCTGAATGGAGGCCACGTCGTTCATATTGCCGGAGAGGGCAGCGCAGCGCAGACGGTGATCGGCGAGGGTCGTATCGTCGGCGTTCGAAAACAGGGTAATGCGGACCGAGCAGCTGAAGTTGCCGAGGCCTTCGGGCAGATCGGCAGGAGGGGAAGCCGAGTCGCAGAGGACCACGGCCTTGGGCAGGGTCTGCGTCACGTTGCTGTCCCCGGTCAGGAACTGCACGGTGGTCAGCCCAGTCTGCGTTGAGAGATAGGTTGCGAGAGTGGCCTCGACAACGTGGCGAATAGAACGTGTGCCCATGGGTTATTTGTTATTAAATTTGTTGACCGGCTTGCGCATGCGATAGCGGACCATGGCGGGCATCTGCTTGACGCGGTTCCCGTAGACCAGGGACAGGACGCCCGCTTCGTCGGAGATGCCGTTAATGTTGCCGATAGGGTTGGTCACGGAGACTTCAGCGATCTTATCGGTGAAGGCGCTCTGATTGTAGCCGGCCACTCCAGAATGCAAGGTCACCCATGTCGCCTTTCTCAGCTCGGCCCCGGGCTCGCCCTGTTGGCCGTTGTTATCCTTCGGCCGCGGAAGACTAGCCATTGCCTTGGCCCAGCCCGACTTGACCATGCCGACCATCTTCTGGCGCTTGAGGATGTAGTCGTTCAGCTCGTTCTTATCTTCGACCAGGAGCTTGGCCGAGACGGCCTTCTGGCCCCGCTTGATGCGACCGCCGAAGCGGGACTTAACCTGGTCGTGAATGGTGCGTAGGTTTGTGACGTACCCTTGCGTCCCGTACTCGTTTTTGATGGGGGTCGCCCGGTTAAGGAAGTTCTTGGCCTTGGCAAACGCCCGGGCCTTGTCGGAGTCCTGCACAATCTTCGAGAGGATGTTTCGGCTGCTGATCTGGCTAAGGGCTTTGCCCCCGTTGGTCAGGCGCGTGAAGGCGCCGATATCGTTCGACTTAACCGCGAAGGCAATCTGGTTGATAATAAGCCCGACGGCGGACCTGTTGGTCGAGTCGTTTGCGGCCACGAAAATCTTAGAGATGTCCCCGGCCACGGCGTTGAGACCTGCCTTCTTGGCTGCGGGGCTCAGGCCGTTACCTCCGCCCATGGGGAGGGGGGGCGTAAACTTGGCCGCGTCTTGGCAGGCGAGCATGGCCTGCTCGAGCACGGCGTCGCGCATGGTGATCTTCATGCCCGCGGCGAACTGGCGGCAGGCCTCGACGAACTGTTGCAGGGACTTGGGCTCGATGGAGACCTTGGCCGGCATTACTGGTTGTCGTCGATGACGATCAGGGTAACCCAGGCTGACGCGGGCTTGTAAGTCTGGCTGGTAATGCGGACGGTCTTCCCTCCGACGACAATCTTCTTCCCCTGGCCTAGGCTGGCGATGGGGACACCTCCGCTGATGATGGCCGTGGACGCCCCCGTAGAGCCGTCTGGGAGACTCCAGGAGGCCGTTGCGGCGGGGAGCCTGACAGAGTACTGGGTCCGCTCCATGTACCCCCCTGCTTCGAGGACGGTTTGCATAGCCGGGTCGGAGATGAGGCAGGAGAAGGTGATGGCGCCGGAGTTTGCCGAACCAGCCACAGGGAAGTCTGCCACCATTTCCTTGGCGTCTGGAAGGAATTCAGCAAAGAGGCTCATTCTAAACCTGCGACCATTGGCAAACAGGCACAAAAAAAGGGCCCCTTGCGGAGCCCCTTGTTTGGAACGTCAGACCGCTTAGGCAGCGGTGACGTAGCGCACTGCACTCGTTCCTCGGCCCTTGTTGGCGCCGATAAGAATTTGCGCGATGCAACGGATGTTGCCCGTTTCAGCCTGACCGACGAGGACCTGAATCGACAGGCCGGACTCGGCGGTGGCGACGCTGGAGGTGAAGCCGGCGATTTCAGCCATCGGCACCCCAGTGGCCACCAGCAACGAATCGGGTCCCATGGCCACGCCTGCGAGATTCTCGACGTTCGGGATCTGGTTCCACTGGTAGATGTCCATGCCGGCGACCTGACCGACGTTGCCGGTGGTGACAACGGTGTTGGCGCTCGGGTTGAGGGAGCTGACGAGGGAGGCGCTGTTGCGGAGAGCCTTGAGGTAGCCGTTGCCGACGAGGAACGAGCGGGGCTGGCCAGCCTTGGCGGAGTCGAGCAGGAACTGGGCGTTCACCACGTCATCATAACCGAAGTCATTGACGGTAACGATTTCTTCGGTGGCGAAGTTGGCGGTCGTGAAGACGGCGCCGATTTCTTCCCAGCACTTGTCGACGATGGCCTGAGCGGCAGTCTTCGCGTAAGCGTTGATGAGGTACTGCATGCCGAACTCCT